GTTGGGAGGTTTAGGCGAAAAGTTTGATGATAACTTTGCAGATACTTACAATGACTATCCTAAAAAAGCAAGTGAGAATGCACAAACTGCTTTAGATTATGCTGAAAAGAATGGGTGGGGAAGTTGTGGAACTCCAGTAGGAAAGATTCGTGCTAATCAACTTGCTAAAGGCGAAAATATAAGCAGAGATACAATAGCAAGAATGGCTGCTTTTGAAAGGCACAGACAAAATTCAGATAGACCATTAGGCGAAGGATGTGGTCGTTTGATGTGGTTAGCATGGGGTGGCGATGAAGGTATTGCATGGGCTCAAAGAAAATTAAAGCAAATTGATTCTGAAAAATTGAGCAAATTCCAAGTTATCAGCGAAGATGAGCATATTATATCAGGTCCTTTAATGGTGGCAGATATGCCTATTTATCGTAACAATGAAAAGTTTGGGGAACATTATGTTACTTTTTCTGCTGATACAATTAAGCAGATAGCTATCAAGTTTGCTAAAAAGAAGTATCAAAATCATGTTAATTTAATGCACGATTCATCAATGATTATAGATGACTGCACAATGTTTGAATCTTTTATAGTAGATAAAAAAAGAGGAATAATGCCGATGAAAGGATTTGAAGATGTTACTGATGGAAGTTGGTTTGGCAGTTTTTATGTAGAGAATCCTGAAGTATGGAAGAACATAAAAGATGGATTTTTAAAGGGTTTTTCAGTTGAAGGAGTGTTTGATTATAATGAACCTACAAAGACATTATCACCTGAAGAACAAGCACTTGCTAAAATATCCGAACTCTTAAATGTAATTATTTAACCAAACATATATTATATAGTATGACACCAAAAGAAATCATAGAAAAATTAAGATTGACTTTTAATGAATTAGTCAATAATGCAGATGTTCCTACTACAGATACAACTGCTCCTGAAATGATTGTTCCTACAAAAGCTAAACTTAAAGATGGTACTGAAGTTGAGATTTCAGAATTATCTGTAGGTGGAGTTGTTACAATCGCAGGTGTTCCTGCTCCTGTTGGAGATTTAGAATTAGAAGATGGAACTAAATTAACTATCGGAGATAACGGAGCAATAACTGTTATTACTCCTGCTGAATCTGCTCCACCAATGGTTGAAGATATGGGCAAGAAACAAAAGATGGAAGAATTATTTGAAGCATTCCAATCTTCTACTAATGAGAAGTTTGCATCTTACGAAGCTAAATTTGCTGACTACGAAGCTAAATTGCAAAAAGCTACAAAAGTAATTGAAGGACTTTTGAACTTAACTCAAACTCTTGCAGAAACTCCTACTGGTGTTGCTGATCCAATAGTAAAAACAACAAACAACTTTAAACAAGAAAAAACTGAAAAAGATTATTCAATCCTATTCAGCTAATTAATTAACAAATAAAAATTAAATAAAATGGCTTTATCATTCACAGGTTTAAGTGCATATACTAAACAACTTGTACAACCGTTATTGACTTCGGCAGTAATCGGAGCAAAAACTCAAAAACTTATCATGGATAATGGTATAGTTTTGACTGGTGTAAAAGGACCAACTGCAATTCCTTTGATGGATACTGATGCAGTATTTCAAACTCAATCTTGTACTTTTGATGCTTCAGGTACAACTTCATTCTCTCAAAGAACTCTTACTCCTGGTAAGATTAAAGTTGAAGAGAAAATATGTCCTAAAGATATGGAAACATATTACACAATGGAAGCATTAAGAGCAGGTTCTACTTACGAAGATTTCGGTAATGCAGATTTCGCTGCTGCTTATCTTGCAAAGAAAAATTCTCGTATAGCTGCTCAACTTGAAACTGCGATATGGCAGGGTGATTCAGGTAGTGGTACTGCTAACTTGAATAAATTTAACGGACTTCAAGTGTTGATTAACGCAGGTTCTGCTATCAATGCGAATGTATCAGGATATACTGGAGTTGCTACAATAACAACTGTAACTGCTTCAAATGTAATCGCTGCTACTGAAGGTATCTACAAAGCTATACCTGCAGAGGTTATGGCTAAAGGAGATGTTAGAATCTTCGTAGGTTACGATTGGTTTAGATTGTTAGTTCTTGCTTACAGAGCATTAAACTTGTTCTCTTACAATCCACAAGATGCTAATTTTGAAGGATTTATCTTACCAGGTACTAATGTAAAAGTTGAGCCAGTAAATGGTTTGAATGGAACAGGAGATGCTTACGCTATCAGTTTGTCAAACATGGTTATTGGAGTTGATTTGGAAGCTGAAGAAACTAACTACAAATTGTGGTATTCTGAAGATAACAATGATGTTCGTTTTCGTGCAGAATTTAAGGTAGGTGTTGATGTTGCTTACACTTCAGAGTGTGTTAAGTTTATCGCAGCTATCTAATTAAATAATAATCTTTAACTAAAAGGGTGGTGCAAAAAACACCACCTTTTTTTAAAACTAATAATTATGCCTTGTGCAATAACATCAGGATATACTATTGATTGTAGAGAAAATATCGGTGGTATTCAAGCAATTTGGTTAATATCAAATGCTAATCTTTACGATGCTTCAGGGAATACTCGTATTACTGAATCTTCAGGAACAGTAACTGCGATGACTAAAGCTACAGGAACTCGTTTTTACAAGTTTGAAGTTCCAAGAGGTACTGCAGTTGCTTCTACAAACATGACTGGAAGTTTAGAGAATGGTACTGTTTTCTTTACTCACGAATTAACATTCCCAATAAATTCAAGAACTGCAACAGTAAGAAATATCATTACTACTCTTGCTAAAAATCGTTTGACTTTTGTAACTCTTGAAATGGATGGAGTTTATCGTATGTATGGTGCAGGATATGGTTTGATGATGGATTCTACTACTAATTCAAGTGGTACTGCTCCTGGCGATCGTAATGGTGCGGAATTAAAATTCTCATCTATGGAAATTAATGATTTCTTGGTAGTTAGTTCATCGGTAGCTGCTAACTTAGAAGTAGCAGGTTAATAAATAATAAATAAATTGTAAGACCACCGACCGATGAAAAAGTCGGTGGTTTTTTAATGACTATGATTGTACTAACTAAAGGCGAAACAAAGAATATTTATTTTACAGGTAGTGAATCTGCACTCTTGTCAAATCCTTATTTTTTGTTTATTTTTACTAATAGAGTTACACAAGAAGTAGTTAAATTTGTAGCAACTAATACAAGTACTACATTGAGGTTTGATACATTTAGTTTGAATGTAGATAGTAAGTTTGCAAACAGCGAAACAGGAATGTGGACTTATCAAATATATGAACAAGCAAGTTCAAGTAATTTAAATCCAACAGGATTGAATAAAGTTGAAGATGGATATATGTATTTAAACTCTGCGATACAATTTGAGCCAACAACATACAATGAACAATCAAACTCATTTATAACATACAATGGATAATTATAAGCATATAGTATTACAGTTTGACCAAGCACAACAACCAAAGTTTACTGAAAAGAAAACTAAAGGATATGTTGAATTTGGCGAATTAAACAATTATCCTGAATATCTTTTAGGATTGTATAACGAATCGCCAAAGCATGGTGCAATTATAAAGGGAAAGTGTAATTACATTTATGGTAAAGGATTTGAGGTAGCAGGTTCTGCAAATGGTAAGGATTCATGGAATGATGTAATGAAGAAGTGTATTAAGGATGATGAATTATATCGTGGGTTTTATTTGCAGGTTATTTGGAATAGATTAAAGCAAGTTAGTGAAGTTTATCATTTAGAGTTTCATAAAGTAAGGGTTAGTAAGGATTTAAATAAATTCTTTGTCAAAGATAACTGGAATGACTTTAAAGAGAAACCAAGAGAATATGATGCTTTTAATGTAAACAATCCGGTAGGAAGTCAGATTTATTACTATAAAGAATATAATCCTTCTTCAGACATTTATCCTTTACCTTCTTACTTTCAAGGGTTAAATTATATTGAATCAGATATTGAGATTTCAAGACATATATTAGGGAACGCTAAAAAACAATGGGTTGCTTCTAAATTAATAAATCTTAATAATGGCGATCCTATTGGGGAAGAAAATAAAGGAGAAGTTGAAAGAGGATTGCTAAAGAAATTTACAGGGGATTCAGGTAGTAGGGTTGTTATCATGTTTAACAAGAGCAAGGATAATGCTGCAGACATTTTGGACTTGGGAACGACAATGCTTACAAAGGAGGATTTCACTAATGTGAATAACCTTGTTCAGCAAGAAATCTTTGCTTCGCATCAGATAACAAGTCCATCCTTATTTGGCATTAAAACTGAAGGTCAATTAGGTACAAGGAATGAAATTCGTGATGCTTATGAGATTTTCAATAATACCTATGTTCAGAACAGGCAAAATGAAATGGAGCAGATTTTTACAAAATTTAGAAATCTGAAAGGGGAACAAGGGGAGTTTAATATTGTTCCTGTTGAACCATTGAAATTTGAATTTACTGAAAATATTATTGCTGCTAATCTTACACAGAATGAGATTCGTGAATTAATGGGTAAAGAGCCACTACAAGCAGGTCAGGTTACTTCAGATGGTCAAGTAGTAGTAACTAATCCACAAACTGATAAAGTTATTAAACCTGCTGAAATAAAACAGGAATTACCAATGAATGAATCATTAAAGAATCTTTCCGGTAGGCAGTATCAGAATGTAATGAGAATAGTTAGACAGTTTGGTAATGGTAAGCTAACTAAACAACAGGCATCTTTAATGCTTAAAAATGGATTTGGGTTTACTGATTCCGATGTAGATACTTTTTTAGGAATAGATGATGATCCTAATACTGAATTTCAAAAGTTCAGCGATGATTTACTTTTGGCTGAATTTTCACAATGTGGAGAAAGTAGGTCAAGTTATGAAATTATAGAAACTAAATCATTTAAAGATTATCAGGAGTTTGCAGATGCTCCCTTAACGCAATTAGAAGCCGATGTATTGAGTTTAATCACAAAGGATGGGTTAAGTACACCTGAAGTGATTGCAAAGACATTAAAGCGTTCTAAAAGCGATATAGAGGATGTTATTTCTAATCTATTAGATAGGAAGATAATTTCTGAAAAAAAAACTATTGTAGGGACTGATGTACAAATTGAAAGAATACCTAATAAGACAGTATCTGAATTACCTGGAAAGGATAGTAAGGTTACTGACATACTTGTAAGATATTCGTATGAAGGACCAAAGGATAGTAGGAATAGACCATTTTGTGCAAAGTTACTTGATTTAGATAGATTTTATAGTAGGCAAGATATTGAAAAAATAAGTGAAAGATTAGGTTATTCAGTTTGGGATAGAAGAGGTGGATGGTTTACACAACCTGATGGAACGCACAGACCATATTGCAGACACATTTGGATGGTTAATATTGTAAAAAGAAAATAATGAGCAAAAATATTCTATTCATAACTGAACAAACATTTAAAGAAAGAACAGGTGCATCCAATAACATTGATGGTAAGCAGATATTCCCAATGATTAAAGTTGCAGGGGATATGTTTATTCAACCAATTTTAGGAAGTACACTTTATAAAAGATTACAAACAGGCATAATTAATAATGATTTAAATCCTTATGAAACATTATTAATAGATGATTATATTACTGATACTTTGATTTGGTACACTATGAGTATGCTTCCAATGTCAATGGGTTATCAGCTATTTAGTAAGGGATTTTTGCAGAAAACAACAGATGATTCAGTTACACCAAGTAGAGCAGATTTAGAATTGATTGAGCAGAAATATAAGTCAATGGCTGAATTTTACTCTAATAGAATGGTAAAATATCTGCAAGAGAATTACAAATTGTATTATGAATATTTGAATTATGGAATGGGATTAGATGTGATATTCCCTGAAAAGAAAGTTTACACAAGTCCTATTTATTTGGGTGGTGCAGATGAAAATAAACGCAGTTGGTTAAATCAATCAGTAAGTTCAGGTACAGGTGGTTCTACTGCTTTAAAGGTTGTTTACTATACTGCAGTTGGTGGGGAATCAAGTTTTGTTGTTAATTCACTTTCAAATGCAGTTGTTTTATCTGCTTTTAGAAGTGGTTTAAATAAAATAATAGTTAATAGTGCTACAAGTGATACAGGTAAGATTCAAATTAATGATAAAGTAGTAACTGTTGCAACAGGTGATGTGGCATATCCAGGAGAGTTATTTACATTCTTATATAATTAATTATGAGTAAAGGGTACAAAAAAGAGTATCTTGATAAAGTAAAACAAAAATTCAATGACTTACAAGCAACTTGTAACGCAAATAACAAACTTACTGGAAAGTCACAAAATGATAAACACAGTAAAGTTTGCAAGTCCAACAAATTGGATAAATTGGGATAATCAACCTGTTTTTCCTGTTGCTTTATTTAATATCAATAATGGTATTTTTAATACAGGTAGAGAGCAAGTTTATACAGTTACTTTTTGGTTTTTGGATAAATCAGGAGTTGAGGGAGAATTTGAAACGGAAGTAACATCAGATCAACATAGTATTGCAGCAGATATAGTGAGTACATTAAGAAAACAAAGCAATGCCTGGACTATTGGGGATTCAATAAATTGGGATGCAGTTTCAGAGCAGTTTGAAGAATATCTATCAGGGGTAACATTATCATTAAATATAAATATAGTTTCAGATTATGATGCGTGTAATATGCCGGTTTAAATTATTGTCAATTATTGTATTGTCATTTTTTGTCTTGTCATCTAAAGGACAAATTTATCAAGTAATGCCACAATATGGCTATAAGTTTAATAGATTTTCAAGTGATTCTACATTACATATTCCATCATTTTGTGGAGTGCCTAATATTACAGATTATATTAAAAATGGTATGCTTGCCATTGATACTTGTAATAATGTATTATTTCAATGGACAAGAACAAATGGTTGGACACCTATTTCAACAGGTACTTATTTAGATACTATTTCATTATCTAATAGAATAAATGATAAAATAGATTCTTTAAAATTTAGTGGTGATAGTGTTTACGCTATTAAAAGAAGAATTATAAATGGTGTTTCATCAACTATAAATACATTCCAATATAAAAATCCATATTTTAAAACTGCTGATACTATTTTACTTTCTAATAGAATCAATCAGAAATTAAATATGGTTGATACTGCTTCATTATCTAATAGAATAAATTTAAAATTAAATATTTCAGATACTTCTTCTTTAGCAAGAAAAACAACAACGATAACACCAACTGCTCCATTAACAGGTGGTGGCAGTTTGGCTGCTAATAGAACTATAAGCATTCCAAAGGCAACAGCTTCAGCAGATGGTTATTTATCTGCAACTGATTTTAATAGATTTGCAGGTGTATTAAATAATGTTATAGCAAGAGAACCATTATATAGATTTAAATATTATGGTGGTACAAGTTCATATAATCCAGATTCAATAGCTATTAATATAAGACAAGCAAATGATACTACAAATGGATATGTAAGTTCTTCAAGTTTTTTAACATTTGGTAATAAAGTGGATTCAGTTTATAAAATTGGAGATACTCTTTATG